GAGAGGATTTAAACCTTGTTTATTTAAATGACCACCAAAAACACCCGCGGCGGATTGTCCTATAGTACCTAAAGGAGAATATATTCCTTGGTTTAAACCTATATTACTTTTTATAAAATCTCCTATTTTACCTATAAGTGACGTAGGGCCATTGCTTACTGTTATACCTCTATCTTCTACATACTCTTCATACCCTACTTCTGAGTTAACATTAGTTAATGACAATACATTTTGTTTTGCAAAAAATAATGTACCTGTTAGGTTAATTGGTTGACCATTTGTGTTATCCCCGTTATAAAATAACTTAGATATTCGTTTAGTATCGTTAGCTATGATCTTAGGTAATAGTGAACCCCCACGTACTAGAAAATCGGGTCCTCCTGTTTTTCCTAAATCAGAAAAACTATCGGGGATTTTACTAGTTACATAAGGTTGGTTACTATTTCCACCTCCTACTGTGTCCTTACCATACCTTAAAGATTTAAGGTTGGTTGTCATATTAACTAAACCCATCTATTTATCGGGGTAAACGTTCTAAATAATTTTGTCTAGTTGATAGAGAACTTCCACGATCAAGTAAAGAAGGGGAAGGTAGAACACCATTATTAGGCTCTACTTGAGAAGCGTTTGGTTTTCCAATGGTTGAATAATCATAATGTAGAGTAGACTGTTGGAAATTTGGTGTTTTAGGTGTTTGACCACTTAAACTTGTGGCACTAGCTTGACCTGATATTAATTTGTTTAATAAACTCATAATTGTTGTTTTATTATAAATATTAGACTATTGTATTTCGTATAACCCCATTGGAGCCATATCTGGTGTTTTTTTAATAAGTTGTGCTAATAGCGAATTAGTAGCATTCATGTCTGTTTTACTTTCTACTACTGTTGTTGACCCCCCACTATTATTCGCCATGTTAGAAGCTCCAGGGAATGCAACAAAATCATCATTTTTAGATAGCTCAAATAACCCTCCTTCTTTTGTAGATACTTGTGTTTTACCATCTGCTGGTGAGTTAACATCTCCTACTTTACTTAAAGCACCAAAACCTGCTGCTAGTGTTGCAGCTGCTGCTATTGGACCTAATACCCAACCTGCAACTGGTATTGCAGCCGCTGATTGGAATGCCATGTAAGCTGCTAATACAATAGCTATACCTACTATACCCTTCATTATTTTACCAACGGTACCAAGGGGTCCTGTAAGATTTGATATTCCTTCACCAATCTTTCCAGTAAGTTCCATAAGAAGCATAAAGGGTTTAATAATAAAACCAACTACTTCTAGAATACCCCCTAACATTTCAAACACCGGCATCATAGATTCACCTATCATTCCAAAAATTTCATTTATCCTTTCAGTTGAAGCCGCCATTTTATCTGCTTGCCCCACTTGTTGTCTTAGACCTTCAATTCCTTCTTCTGCTAGTTCTTTTTGTGCCTGTTCTAAACCAACTGCTTCTATTCTTTTATTTAATAAGGCTTCAGTTTCAGCTGCTTGTTCTCCTGTAGCTCCAGCTAATTGTTCTTGTACAAATAAGGTTTTTGCTAAATCTTCTCTACCCATACCTACAGCTTTGGCTAATGCTTCTTGCTGTATTCTATTCATAGCCGTAAATTCAGCGGCTGAACCTGCTTGTTCTGATATTTCTTTTGCTACTGTTGCTAAATCATTATTTAAAGCTGCCTGTCTTGCTTTTTCTAAGTTAATATCCTTACCTAACAATACTTCGGCTTGTAACTCGTTTTCGATAGATTGTTCAAAATCAAGTAAACTACCTGCTATATCATCTACTTTAGACATTTCCATACCTAAAGATTTTGCAGTTGCTACCGCATCAGCTATTAATCCAGGGTTTTTACCCAAAGATAATGTTGTTGCTGCTGATACTTTGCCTATATCTTTTAATAAATCTTTTTCATTTAATCTTACTCCTAAAGCCGTTGATGAAATTTTAGCCTGGGCCATATATTCACCTGTGACCTCATTAAGTGATTTACCGGTAGAATCTGATATTGCTTTTATACCTAATAATTCTTCATTAGTAAACCCTGCCATCTCTCTCATTTCAGTAAACTGAGTAAGCATTTCCTTACTAGGAGTTACACTAGTACCTAAGGCTTTGTTCATTTCCATCATGGATTCTGACATTCCTTTGGTACTAACAAACACATTACCACTATCTACTGCAGCCTCCCTTAATTGGCCCCTCATTGCTAAGGCACTATCATAAGACATATTAAGGCCTTTAGCCATCTCGGAAGCAGCTTTATCACCTTCTATCATAGCCGAAACTAGCTTTACAATCATAGCTACAGGACCTAAAGACTTCATAAAACTCTTAAACATCCCTTTAGCACCTGCAGCCATAGATGCACTATCTATTGCACCTTTAGAGAAACCACCTTCCATGTTCTTTTGGATGTCTTCAACAGAAGCTCCAGATTCTTTAAGGGCATCCTCCATACCCATTCCTTCTTCCCTAAGTTTAGCATATTTGTCAGCACCAAACTTCCTCTTCTCCATATCAGCTGCTATACCTTCAGCTTCTTTAGCAGCAGCCCCAAACATTGGAGCAAGACCTGAAAGTAATGGGATTTTATCCAACACTTTTTCTATACCCCCAAACAGAGATACACCTTTAGCATTTGCTATATTTTGTACTGTATCGTCTACTAACCCTAATTCAACTTTAAGTGCAATAGCACTATTAATTTGGTCCTCTATACTACTTGCTAAATTTAAATTTAATTCTGCTCTAGTTGCATCTAAATCTGCTGAGTCCTTTATTAATTTTGATTGGACTTGCCTTAGTGAATTTATATTCTTAGTTACTGCTAATCTATTGTCGTCTAATTTTTTAAGTGATCTAGCATTAGTTAAATCTTCTTTTCCTAAAGCTGAAAGATTTTCTGATATTTTAGATATAGAATTTGTTGCTCTAAGTATAGCAGATTTTTCTGCTTTTTGAAATTTTAATTGGGTTAGTTGGTCTTTTAAGACATTTGAAACATCTTGTTGTTCACTGGTGATAGCCTGATCTGTGGCTAGTCTATCTTTAGCTATCTTATTTCCCTCTGCTAATAAACGGTTTTGATCCGCTACTAGCTGCTTCATAGTTTTAGCATTATTTATTTGTTCACCAGCCATAGAAATGTTTTATTATAAATATTACTAATTATAACTTGTTTTACCCTTATATGCTTTACTTGCTTCGGCAAATGCTGGGGTGTTAACTTTACCGTCAGAGTTAACTAGATTCTTGTTTGATGCTCCACTCTTTCCGGCATTTTCAACCGACTTTTTTTCTTCAGCATAAAAATCTTTTATTTCTGAGTAGGTAAATTTTCTTAACCATATAGGCATGTTATATACCGTGTTATAGTCATACCCACCTTTACCATGAAAGATTAATTGGTGAATCATTTTAAAAAGATGTAAACGTATCTCGGGGGCGTTAGTCGTAGTCAGGCCAAAAAAAGTTTAGACCAATTGGAATGGTCACCTCCTCTCCATTATCCAAAATATAGGATAGATTTACATCTGGTTGTGTTTTAGCAATATTGTCTCTAAATGCTCTAGAATCTCTAGCTAAAAACATATTATCTACAAATCCTCTAATATCTTTCTTTTCTTCACTGCCATCTACTGATGTGATTAAATGTTTTAATCTTGTAGTAAGGCTTGATGAATCTTCTTTATTGAGTTTTTTAAGACCTGCTAATTCTCGATCTATTTGTTTTTCTACTTTACCTGTAGATAGTTGGTATGTTAAAACAGTTCCAGTAGCTGGGGTTGTAAAAGTAAATTCGTTTTTACCTGCTTCAAATTGCTTTTCATCAAATTCTTTGTTTTCTAAAGTTGACATATCTAAAACATAGCTTGTCCCTTTTACTGAGATTTCATAATCTTTACCATATCCTAAAATACGAGTAGCAATTAACAGTGCGTTTTTATCACCAACAATTAAGTCATCGATATTAATATCTTTATTTATAATTACAGACTTTAATAATTTTTCTAATACATTTCCTTTTTGGATAAAGGATTGATTAGAAAGGATATCTTCTTCCTTTGCTGTCATGTATTTGATTTCTACTTTACCACTTGATAAGGGATTGTCTTTAGAATAGATTAAACCTTTTGACGGTAATTCTATTTCTTCGGTTGGGAATTTAAATTCACTCATATAAATTTTATTTAATTATAACTTTATTGTTCTAGTATACATATGTAATATACAAAAAAGCTTGGCGTGAGCCAAGCAATTTTTGATAATTTATGTAATTGTTTCTTAGAAATTTAAAATACAATAATCAGGTTGTACTGTTATTTGTAATTCAACAGCAGCACTTTCATCATCCCAACTATAATCACCGAAATTAGCATCTGTAATCATAGCACCTTTGATGATCCATTCAGATACGATATCACCTACAGGTCCTAATACGTTCATAGTTAAATCCTTTTTATAGAAATCACTATATCCGTCTCTACCAGTTACTGATTCATGGTGTAATCTAACCCATTCCATACATGCTTGAGCACCTGATGGTGTAATTGGATCAAATAACGTCATTTGAATTGTGTTCCAAAGTGTTTTACCTTTAACGTATCTTGCAACGTTAATGTGGTTCAACTGAACTGTACCTTGAGTTAATGAAACAGCTCCCATACCTTTAATTTGGTATGATGGAATCCCATCCACATAAAGAATAAATCTGTTCTTTTGCTTCGGTTCGAATGCTGTATAAAATATTTCGTTCGGGTCTAATACTGCCATTGTTATATATTTTTATTATAAATATTCTAGTTTTTTGTTTTTATTCAGGAAATGTTGCTCCAGTTGGTAAAACATTGAAATCTAGAATTACGAATTCAGCTGTTTTAGTTGGTTGTAAGTAAATCTGACCTACTAGCTCATTTCTATCTATTACATCTGGTGTGTTATTAGTAGCATCCATTACTACTTTAAAAGCATATAATCCCTGTCTTTGTTGTACTGATTCTAAGTATGGGTTTACATTTGCTAAGAAATTATTTCTTGTTGCATTTGTGTTTTGTTCGAATACTAAGTTATCTGATACTTGAGAGATATATCCTTTAAGTGCAATTAACAATCTACGTACATTTACTCTATCTAAAGCACTTGCTCTTTTCTGTAAAGTTTTCTGTCCAAATACTACAACTCCACTTCCTGGGAATGTTGCAATTGGGTTTACATTTGCTTCATATAATGTATCTCTGTTTCCAGATGTTAATTTTCTTTCTGCTCTTACTACACTTCCTAAAGCTCCTCTAATTAGACCTGCTGGTGCAAACCATGGATCTGAAGAAGCATCTGTAAATGCATAAACTGCAGGAATATATGTTGAAGCTGGTGCCCAAACTGTTTGTCCGGTTCCGGCATCTACCGTTTGTAACCACGGCCAATAAGTTGCTGCATATGAGCTATCATATTTTGTTGCTTCTGTTGTAACTGCGTTGATTTGCGAGTTATACGCTGCGACATCGATTACTGCTATACAATCTGTTCTACCTTGTGCAAGTGTTACTAATCTTGTAACAGTATTTGAATGTAGTTGAGAGTTTAAACCAGGTGCTGTGATTACATTAAATTGATAATCATCAGAATTGCTTAGTAAGTTAATGGATTGTGTATAATTATCCATTATTAAACCTTGTATATTA